CCTGGGCTACGGCAGGCTGGATGACGAATCGCTCCTGCCCCTGATCAACAGGATTTACGAGAAGCAGGATCTGATCAAGAACCTGTTCACTCCGACGATGCGGCTGCTGAAGAAGATCCGGGTGGGTGCCAAGTATAAGAAGACTTTCGAGACGCCCCCGAAGACGCCCGCCCAGCGTGTGCTGGAATCCCCGTCCGTCTCTGAGCACGACAAGATGCAGGTGAGAAGGATGCTCGTAGACAATGACATCCTGACATTAAGAAAATCCGTACACAAAGACTTGGCTGAACTGGCAAAAAGGCTCGCCCTGAAATTTTGCGCGGCCCCCTCGGGGGCAACTTCGTCAGCCCGCCCAAGACATCCTTCGGATGCCTTGGGACCCCGGGCCTCAAGCATTAGCAGAGGGTTGGGGAAAGGCTGAAAGAGGGTGAAAGATTCTTAAAGACCCTGAAACATAGGCACTTACAAAAACAACGACCGCCGCTCCCCAGTTTGAGGGAAATCGGCGGTCGTTTAGCCTATGTTGCAACGGTTTGAGAAACTACGCAGAGGCCGTGCAAGCATCCTGCACCGGAACTGCAACGGGCTTGTCAGCCGGTTCGATCGCTGCGATATCGAGAGGTATCATCTCGAAGTCAGCCTCAATGTTGGCCTTGGTCTCGCAGTACAGGTAAGACTTCCCGGACTTGACGAACTGGCAGTCCCGGATGATATTCATCGCCTCGACCCACTTCGGGTGGGTGATGTTCAGGCGCGTGAGACCCATTACCTTGACACGAGACAGCATACCTCCCGAGGTCGGCTTAAAGGCTGCCTTAATGATGGTCGCAACATCCTTGTGGTTTGTCCCCCCTGTCAGATCATCCAGGAAAGAGAAGATCAACTCCTGGGCTCGGCGAAACCGGTCGTCGAACTCGATCAGCGTCTTGGCTTCTGACCGAACCCGGATCATGCCATCAAAAGACATGAACTGAAGGTTTCCTTTTGCGCCTCCAAGGTTGGCTGCTTCTGGGTAGGTGGATGTCTGGAGTGTCTCGATATCTGCCAGAGTATCTGCTTTAACCTGGGCGAGATACTGGTAAGCCTTCAGGAACCGCGCCAGAATGCGACGTGCGGCCTTGTCGCGGGCGCGGTCGTATGGTTTGACGTAGGCGATGGGGACTTGCTGCCCTTGGGCATCTGTGAGCGTTGTCTGCTTTTTCATGTTTTTATTTTCTCTTTGAGTTTGAAAGTGATTGAATAACGTCGTATGCCATAACAAAGTGGTCCCAAGTTAAGGCCTTCTTTTGATTGGTAGCCAAATTTGAAGCCTGCTGCAGAAACTTGACATACTGACCAAGTCCTGACTTAATCAGCATTGCATCGATAATGTTGAGCGCATCCTCTGTTGGAGCTTCAAGCCCGAACGCCTTTGCGATTTTCACAATATCGGCATAGGGTGTTTTTGATGGCAATTCAAGATTGATGATCGATCGACGGCGGAACTGCTCCAGCACAAGCGCTAGCTTTCCACCTTCTATTTCTTCGCGGAAAACAGGCGTTCCGCAAAAAACAATCCCACATTGACAACGATCATACACCTCCCTTAACCATTCAAATATAGCAACGGCTCTACCCCTTCCCTCCCCGAGCAAAGCTTCGTGGATCTCGTCTACAATAAGAAGCATATTGTCGTCGATCGCCTCCATAATACGCCGGGATAAATCCTGAGAGTTTTCCTTTAAAGAGATATTGAATTTCGATGCAACCTCTCTTCTCACAGTATTAAGCGTTGGACTGGCCGGGATACGAATTAACTTTGTTTGGCCGTGATTGTTTCGGCGAGTGTACTCCTCCAGGCAAAAGGTCTTGCCAATCTGGCTAGCCCCATATATGAAGGCAGGGAGCTTGCCAACAAGTGCATGTCGGCAAACCATATCGATTTTTGTCCAAGCCGATATCTCGACAAAACCAATTGATTTACGGCTACCTCTTGCTGAAGCAAGTCTATGATAGCGCTGGATGGCGTCAACCAGATGGTCATAAGATGCGCCATAGCGACCTGTAAAGAGCCTGCTTATTGTGGATGAGTCTTTTTTGATCGCGCTCCCGCAATCCTCAAGATTCATGTCGTTTTCGATAGCATAGGAATAAAACCACCTGATTTCAGTCCGCTGAGCATCGGTGATTTCTCCGATCTCAACAAGCCGATCCATTGCGTTTTTAAACATGTCTCCCGGGACATTAAGCTTTTGAGCTTGTGATGTTGAATTTTTATCGTCCATAAGATTCTCCTTGGTTCGTTGGTTAGGTTAGTTGTTCAAGATTCGGAACTTCACCGCTCTCTTCAGCGCCTTGTTCCGGCATTAGATCATCCAGGGAAACTCCCCTGATAGCAGCCCTTCTAGCCGCCTGATCTGTAGATTCTTCCAGCAGACGCTCCCCCTCTTCATGCTGCGCTTGGCGCAACAGGGCAGCGTTACTGCTCATTGCTGATATTGTAGCCTTGGCCGCCTTGGCCGCCCGACGCTGAACCGGTGCGATGGCCGCAGACAGTTCGTTGCGTGTAGCCTTCCATTCGTCACTAATCGCCTTGATATCCTGACGGTCGATCGCGTCGATGCGCAGACACTTGCCGACGTACTTGCCGGTCACTTCCATCACGAAGACCGCCCGTGGATCAAACGGGTTGATCATCCAGCGGTACATCCAGCCTTCGCGTAGCGTAACCTTCTCGCCATCGGCGTTGACGCACGTCGATAGACGGTAGATCATCGGTGCCGGGTCGATCTCCTTATTCACGAAGCAAACCTCGGCAACCGGACATGGACGCGCCTCGGCCAGATCCACGCCACAGATGACCGTCACAGCCCAGTCAGGAAGGCGTACCAACTCAGACTGCCCTTGATCCCACCATTGACGGCGGGATAGCTTGGCAATCCGGTGGAAGGCTTCCTGCTGGATCAGCGGCGCGATAGCAGTCTGGACATCGGCAGGGATGCGCAAAAACTCGCACTCCGAATGCCACCAGTCGGCGATATGACACTTCCATTGCCGTTCCGTCCTGCTTTCCCACCCTTCAAGCTGGTGATCATTACTGTGACTGATCTGCGCGTACACCTCATGCACGACCTCGCTGAATGTATCCCAATCCAGGACCGGGAAGATCAGCTTCTCGCGCAGGTGATCCGGCAGGGTGCACTGGGCGGCCAATAGCTTATTGACTACCTTCAATAGCGCCTCGTGATCCTCCGGCTTGTCCAGGCGCGAGTTGCGCCCGACGAATGCAGGGAGGTTGTCGAGCCGGTTCTGTGCCAGATTGTGCCAGCTTTCGATGTGCGCCTTGTGGTCGGCGTTGCCTTTGGTCTCATACCCCCACTTGTCGATCGGCACGCGCCGATCCACGCCGGAGGTGCTGACCTCGACAAGCCCGCCGCTCAGCTCTTTCAAAGCCGTTGCAAGGCTCTTTTTGATAGCCGCCGTTCCACCTTCCACCAGGAGAAGGCATCCGTCACGGTGGAAGCCGATGTTGCACAGCACGTGCGCGACCAGGTACCGCATATCTGCCTCTTTGATGTTCTCACGCTTTCCGTTCTCATCCTCTAAACGAGGCTTGAGACCGAAGGCCACCTTATGAGCCGAGGAGACATCAATACAGGCCAGCTCCAGCGGGCGGACCAGTTTCGGGTAGCCCGGACGCTGAACCATGCAGTTGTGCCACATATCGTCGAACTCGTACTGAGCGCCGACCGGAAGATCCGCCCGGGTCGTGTGTACCCGGCTCGAAAGCTTCATGGCTGCATGTACACCCTTACGGGCGTATGCCTGCTCAATACTCGTCGGCTTGTGGCGCATGAGGTTGTAGTAGCTCCAGCCCTCCGGTATCGGCATCTTCGGGGGGCATAGCGCTGGCATCGGCTGGCCCATGAGATTGGGATGCGACTCCCATACCATGCGCCAGTCCACGTCACCGATAGCCTTGCCAGACCGATACGCCGCCACGATGTGAAGCCAAGCCGTCTTCAGGCTGCACTTGTGCTGGTCACAGTAACCGCGCCACGCGTCGATCACAGCCGGGGTCAGCCACTTACGCTTCCGACCGCCGCTGGTCTTTGCCCTGTCAATCAGGCAGCGCCAGTCCCGCGTGTTGCGCAGGGCATAGTACTTACGCTCGATTGCCTTAAGGGACCAGCCGCGTCCCTTATGGCAATTGAGTGCTGCAGCTTCAGCCAGGCGCAACCGTGGACGCTCGCATAGGCTCGCGTCCCGGATGATCCCCAGCATGTCCAGGACATAGTCCTTGATCTCCTGGGGAAGCGAGGCGAACTCCGCCGCGTCGTGCGGACGGATGCTCGCCATAATTGGTTGAAGGTTTCCCATTATTGTTCTCCTAGCTGTCCCGGATTGCCTTGCCGATCTCGCGGTGCAGCGCGCCCAAGGCGTGGTGCAACTCAGTCAGCATTTTGGTGTCAATGACCGACCAGGACTTCTCGGTCATCCCCTTGCTCATAATCTCAATGGTCAGCTTACCCCAGTACCCCTCAGCGTTCAGACGCTTGGCCATGTCCATATCGCCAGACTGCGCCTTATCAAGCCAGCTCCTGAAACGTTCACGGTCTGCCTCGGCCCAGGTGTCGAAGTCTTTCCCCTTCAGTTCGGGGTAGTCGCGGACAAACTCCTCCACGTCACGGTCCGCCGGATGCCATCCACCTTTCAGCTTCGACTTGATCCCATGCTTATCCATGAGCTCATTGATGGACATATCCCCGACAAACGAGGAGACCGCCGAGCCGAGATCCGACTGCTCATCGCTGACCGCCAGATAGTTGCCAAGCTCGCTCTTCTCCGGCAGCACCAATCCGCGATACTGCTGCGACTGCTGGAACTTCTGTGCCAGCTTCATGTAATAGAAGCCCTTCCGGCGCGAGAAGATATCCCCGAACTTCGACTGCATCCAGGCTTCATAGAATCCGTATCCGATCATGCGCTTGGCTGCATCAAGGGCGAGGCCGATCTTTATCCCGATCATCGCCCCAGCCTTGTCAACCTTAGATGCCAGTTGGATATCACGCTTGATGCTGCTCTCCAGTGAGGCAAGCACAGGGAGGTCCGCCTGATGCTTGACGATCTGCGCCGAGTCAGCCGGGAGGACTCCCGTCTGCGGCTCGTCTCCCTTCGGCATTATCTCAGGGGTCAGCGCCTTTTCTTTTTGTGAATGAGCTCCATCTAATATTTTCCGAACCATGCTGTTTTCCGTTTCTTTGCACTCTTCACAGTTTCCTGCAGCGCACAAAATAAACGACCCGCAGGGATACGGTTTCACAGGTTCAATCACATCCGGTTTACCTTTGATAGCCTTCTTCACGGCTGGCTTGGGTTCAGGTTTCTTTGTTACTGCCTTCTTCGTTACTGCTTTCTTCTCTTTGCTCATTTTTTTTACCTTTCGGTTGTTTTGTTGTTTAGGCCACTCGGCCTATGAATTGAGATTGGTTATTTTTGGGATAAGCTCCTCGAGCGTCAGAAACGCCTTGAACTCCTGATCCGTGTATTGAGACCGGCGCACCACGATGCGCCAGCGGTTCCGTTCATTCTTCCGGCGCTTCTGCCCGGACACCGGATGCCTTGCCGCATTGATAGCCAGCAGCGTTCCGTCCTCCACCCAGTTCTTGATCTGGTTCTCCGACACCCCCGTGACGTGTGATGCCTCCTGTGCCGTGCAGGTCGGCTTCTTAGGCAGCGCGAGAATCGCATCCGCCTCACTAGGTGGGCAGTGTTTCTCGATGGTCTCGGGGAACATATCCGTCTCTTCGTGTTGGATCTTCATGGCATTCTCCTGGATGATCTGAATCGTTACCGTTGCTCTATCGCTGCTTGTACCCGGGGATCCTTCCGGAACTCGGCCTCTGCCTCAGCCTTGTGAATGTGAGTTTCTCTGTGCCAGTAAACTCCGGGTGCACCCATGGTCGCTGTCGAGAACCCCGCCATCGTGATACAGCCGTTGTCCGTTGTCAGCTCGAACGTTGTAGGGGATGTCTGTACTACTTGCATGGTGATACCTCCTGTTGACCAACTGCCACAACAAATGGCAGGGCCGAGACAACGCCGGATTCTTGGCACCGCCCGTGATCCGCGTCTGTAATGACCTCGCCGCACTGCTCGCAGAGGGAATAGGCGGCCACCGGCTCCGGCGTGCAACCTTTCGCGATCAGGCAGCAGATGAATATGCATATCCCCGCTCCAGTGCAGATCGCGCAGATCATGGCCGCTGCCATCCGCTCCCGCTCGCGCATCGCCTGGACTCCGCTCGTGCCTCCGTGTATGATATTGCTCATAAAGGAAACTCCTCTTGCTGTTCTGTTTCGTGCTGTTCGTGTGTTTCGTTGGAAAGTCCCGTCCCGTTGCGTTCAAAGCCACGGCACCATGCCGGGCGTTGGTTGTGAATATCCATGTACAGCGGCAGGTAAGCGTTCCCCATCTCCCGGCAGATATCAATTTGGTCGCAAGTCGAGTCGCTCTTCGCTCCGTCGATACAGGCAGCACATCCCTCGCCGGGGGCTTGGATGATCGAGGCATTCTCCACAAGCCGCCTCTGATCCAACACGAGGGCTCGCATCCGTTCGCGGTTCTCCTGCGCCTTGATCGCGTCAGCGCGGGTAAACTCTTTGAAGAGATCGTTACGCATGTGCCACCTCCAGATATCTGTGACCGCACGCAGCCAGATCCGCCGCGTGAAGGCACAGGGTCGGTTCAGCAGCAGTCATGCAATCCGGTTGCCGGGCGACTGCAAGGATAGAACGCACTCTGATCTCGCTGACCTTAAATTGCCATCCGCCATCATTCCGGGGCTCAACAACTGCCCGGCGTACGATCTGCTTATCCAGGCAGGCGTAGAACCGTGCCCACCCCTTGCCCTTGGTGTGCCAGCCACCGGCAGGCCAGAACTCATGGGATGACGGCTTGATCGTGATCTTCGCTTTGAACGTGCAGTCGGACATAATAACCTCCTTAAATCAAAAGCCCCTTTGCGCAGCCGAGGCGGGGCTAAACCTCGTATGCGGTCAGCTAGGCGGGCGTCCCCGACTTACTGGCTACTGCTTCAGGATTGACTTGCGGTTCCTGCGCCGCAGTTAAAGTAGGCTTATACTCGCGGACAATTTTATTCCATGCCATTACGGCATCCCGCTTGGTGTTCCTCTTTCCTGTACTTAGGAGTTTGTGGTTCTTCACTCGAGCCCCTACTAAAGCATCCAGAAGAGTCGATCCAGAACAGGCGACAATATGCAGCCGTACCCCATTTCCATACACAAGCGTTGTTGACCCTGGATTCTTTCCGCAGATTGGACAGTTGATTAACTTCATGGCTTCACCTCCGTGCTCTCTGTGCCTCTGTGAGAAACATAATCGTCCAGGTGCAGCCCTACGCGCAGCCAGACCGTGATAAGGTCAACCAGCTCGTTATATGCCGCTGCTGCGTTTTTGTTTGCCACCTCGATATTGAACTCGAGCTGCTCCTCGTAAGAAATGAGCTGCGCGGTTGTATCACCCGTGTCGTTAATTTTTTTGATCGCTGCCAAGATATCGGTCGAGTCCTGGAGGCTCATGGTTGTATGATCACCAGGGAACGTTGGATGCTTCTCGATCGCCCGTTCGAGGTTGCTGATTGCGTCCGCGCAGAGGCGGCCAAGGAAAGCCTTGTCGATCTTGGTTATGAGTTGATTAGCCATGAGTCACCTCCCTGTCCATTGGATCTGGATATTCTTCTCCAACGATCGGCACCATTGCGCCCGGTTTTGCGGACGCTCGGATGGCGTGGTTGAGTTCATTGCGAGATCTTTTCATCCAGTAACGGACGTCCTCCATGAGGTCTCTTCTCATCGCGGTGAGCAGCGAGTGTACGGCTGCATGCAGGGCGTTGTTGTATTGGCATGGGCATGCATCGCTCCCAGATGTAGCGACCCATGGAATCTTCATCAGGCAATAAGGTTTCGTTTTGATGAATTCCGGCTTTTGGTGGAAGTTTTTTTTCGTGGGGCACTTCTTAGGCATTGAACACCTCCGGTGCTGCGCAGCTTAAATAGGATGCCAGCTCAAGAGCCACCTCACGCCGTGCTTCATACGCAGCGTTATAGGTTTGAACGAGAGGGCTTTCGTAATCTTCTCCGGGGTGGTCATACAGTTCCTTCTCAGCTGCAAGAAACCCTGTGTTCGCAATCCGGTAACAAGTAAGCAGTTGAAATCCTGCTTTGTCTAATGTGATTGTGCTATTCATGTGAGTGTTCTCCTTTATTAGTTAAATGGACACTCCATGTGGATCCCAAGTTTGCGAACTGCTTCACGCGTCATCTCGGGCAGATTCCCCCACTCACCGGATATCGCATCCCGCCACCAGACGCTTACCATGCCGAACGCCTCGTTGCCCCACTGATACCATGCGTAGGCTTTATGCTCCGTCTTCTTCATTGCTTGCTTCTTCATTGTGATTCTCCTTTGTTGTATTCCCCCTCTCTTCTATGGGGGTAAATCGTTACTTCGCTTGCTTAGCCAGCCTCATGATCCGGCGGCCCATCGGGGTATCGAGATTGCGCTTGCCAGATAGCACCATACTCACAAGCGCCGGACTGCATCCGCAGCGTTTTGCGAGTGATCTGACCCCCGTCGTTACCAGCCTTGTTTCACGTTTAATCATTTTCCTATTGTCCTTTTTCTAAAATCAGAGTAGCATTGATGTGAACTGTTTACCCGACAGCGCGAACTATACACCAATTTGCAAAGACACGTCAACACCAAAATGCAAGGAACAGAAATATCTTTTTCGAGCAGGTTGAAAGAGCTGAGAGGCAATAAGACTCAGGCTGCTATAGCAAGCGAGCTTAAAACCAATCAGCAGACCTATGCCCGATGGGAGCTTGGCGACCGACAGCCAAAGCTTCAGGATCTTGCATCCATTGCTTTGCATTTTGGTGTTTCATCAGACTGGTTGCTTGGACTTTCCATTCATCCAGTCAAACACAAAAATGCATTATCCGCCTGTGAGTCTTTAGAAGGATATGAAGCTGTTTGTAAAAAGTGCGTTGAAAAGGATAGGCAGAACGCGCACTTAAAGAACCAGGTCGATCGACTTGAGCGTGTAGTCGACAAACTGACCAAGTAAAAGGAGGACGTATGATTAAGGCAGCAGTTGGTTTTATTATTTTCATGATTGCTTTAACAGGCTATGTTGCCGTAAAGCATGATCTGGAGATCAAAAAAGAAGCGAAATCGGCAATGATTGATCTGTGTGCCAATCACGAATACATAAATAAGGTTCAGATCGATAATGCCATTGAGGCGTTTGAAAATGCAAAAAACAATGTTCGCTTGTTGAGCACGGATCAAGAGGAAAAAGCACAAAGAGTTGTTGAGAGCGCTAAGGTTTCAATTGCTCTTTCGGAAGAGGCCGTAAAAAAGGCCGAAGGGTTGACAGAAAAAAACGACAGTGATTATTTAAAGGAGCTTAGAAAAAAGTATACAGATGAAAAAAAACAGGAGTTGAATAAAGAAAAAAAGGCATTATCTGAAAAGATGAGAGTTGTTTTGAGTGCGTATTAATCTTTAACAAAAACAAAAGGAGAGACCAATGAAGAAATCAATCATCGCCGCAGTGGCGGCATTAGTTGTGGTTGCGGTCATTGCCGCATCGCAGTGCAGAGGTACGACGAAGAAGGGCGCACGCTGTAAGAACCAGACGAACAACGCCTCCGGCTATTGCTACCTGCACGAGGGGCAGGCGGCTGAAGTGAAGTAAACACAAGAAGACAAACAAAGAAGGAAAGACGGATTATGAGCAAAGAGCAAAAAGTATATGCTGATTATTTCAACGTGACAGAGGAAAAAGGAACTTTTGTTCAGATCTTGGATCATTTACACAAAATCACAAATGTAGCGGGGCGTAACTACTACATTGACGGAGTACCTATGCGACTTGATGAAGTCCATAAGGATACTTTATTAAATGCAGGAATAATAGAAGGGGATATGATCAAGATCAGAATGGATAACATCCCATCGAAGGCAAGTGTCAGGGGGAGTAAAAAAACGTTAGGTTTGAATGATGATGAAGGGCTTGGAGAAGAGACCGCCTTTCTATATGATTCCAAGCATAAAATAGCTATCATTCAACGGAACAGAAGGGGAACCACATATAGAATATTTGAGCAATACTTCAACAGTTTCGGCATCGATTTAAACAGTATGATAACATTCGAACCGATTATCTGTCCAGGTACTATTGAGAAGATGGAGTCGGCAAATTCATATAGGAAGCTCATTGTGAAGGTTCAGCCGTTCCAGAGTGCCGCCATGCTTAAGTCCTGTGGACCTGCCGTTGGACACGCCATTGATGCCATGAAGGATATCGGAGGAGAGAAGATTGAAATTTGTGTTTCTCTGTCAAGATCTAGCGATAAGACTCTAAACAAACTCGGCATTCAAGCATTGGTTAAAAAGCTTCTGAAATGCAACCAGGATACTCCGGGGAGTAGCATTCAAAAATTGCAGATGACCGCTGACATAGAAGATACAGGAGTCGAGCCCATTGACTTTTTAAGAGACCGAGTTCAATTTTCAGATGAATTAGAGAGTGACAGTCAACGTCAGATTTCGTATACTTCGCGCAAGAATTTTTTAAGGAGAGCATGGAGATTCACGGAATTCCAAAATCTACTGAGCTTAAAGTAAGTAAAATCCTATGGATAAGCGAGAGACTTGTCGAAGGTTATTACCCTTGTTTTTTTGGGTTTCTACTTTCTTGTGCTATTTTTTCTATATTGATAAATCGCACCTTTAATACAACCTTAGACGTTGAAAAGGTACTGGAATCAGTTTCAACCCTCGCCTCTATATTTGTTGGATTTGTTTCCACCTTACTTGGAATTCTGTTTTCAATAAAAGAAAGTCGGACAGTTCGGAATCTTATGAAAATTGATGTGTACAAACATTTAAAATCTTACATGCTGCAGTCTATTATCTCAAACCTGCTTTTAGCCGTGTTCAGTCTTTTTCTAATGATTATTGGATATAAACTGGATCCGGCTTCTAAGCTTAATGTGTTATGTTTTTCGATCTGGTTTTTTAATTGCATAGTAGCGATATTGACCGTTTTTAGAATAGGCCATATAATGCACAAGCTGCTTTAATATATATAACGACCAAGCCCTCTGCAATGACCTTGCAGGGGGTATTTTTTTGCCTTGGAATCTGCATATCACATGCGTGCTGATCTTGTCAAGGGGGGTAAGGCCAACTATAAGTTGTGCACCACTTTGAAGAAGTGCACCAGTTGCACTTGTGCACCACCTGCCCCCGCGACACCCTGTTTTTGAAGAAGTGCACCAGTTGCACTTCTCTGTTTTTACCTGTTTTCAGGGGGTCTGCTACCCCCGTGCAATGGCATTTCCGAAGAAGTGCACCAGTTGCACTTCTGCCAGTTTTAAAGAAGTGCACCACTTGCACAAGTGGAAATCCCGAAGAAGTGCACCACTTGCACAAGTCGGCGAAAACAACTTTTATTCTTGACACCCCTATATAATATCTAATCCAAGGTGGCGAAAAAAGCCCCTCGAAAAGTAATCTCACACACGCCATACACGCGCACGCGGTTAATAGGAATCTGCGATGATACTGCCATGATTTTTGACCGCATAACTTCAACTGCCAAGCTAAGCCATGACGCCGCCAGCCAGTTACTGGGCTGTTCCCGCCGGATGATTCTCCCCGGTCGCGGCAAGCATCGTTCGCCCTCTTCAGCGACGATGCGGGGAACGCTTTTTGAACGGAGCTAAACCATGGACGGAATATCACTCACCATCTCAGCGTCTGTCGTATCAGCCATCATCGGCGCAGCGGCAACCTACTGGAAGACCAAGCAGACGATCATGGCGCGAGTCCAAGAGCCGGTGAGCGTGAGCATCACGGATAAGTTTGCCACCCGCGAGGAGTTGCGCGATCTCGCATCCAAGCTCGGCGACTATGTGACGAAGGCCGAGTGTAACACGCTGAAGGCTGATATCGAATCCCTGGCGGCTCAGATCAAGATAAACGATGAACGCGACGAGAGCCGTATCAGGGGCGTCCATAAACGTATCGACGAGCTTATGAGGATCATGCTTGAACGGAACAAGAATAGCTAAGGAGGATCAACATGCTTACTGGCAATTTACTTTTACAGTGCAAACAGCGGATGCTCGGCATCCTGGATAACTACACCATCGAAGTCCGCGAGCAGCAGCTCGCCACGGATCTCCAGCTCCTGAACCCGTCCCTCCGCCCGGATGATATCAAGCAGACCTTGAACGCGCTGAAGGATGATGGCTATGTCTCGCGCCGCGTTGATGACATGCGCGGCCCCGTCTGGAAGATCAACGCCGAAGGCCACAAGGTCGCCGCCTCCCTTGAACTTGAATCCTGATTTTTTACGCAACGAAAGAATGCATGAAAATACGCTCCGACAGTACATACGCAGAACTGACCCGGTTAGGGCACTTAGACGAGTTCTTCGCCTTTGTCGCGACATCGGCGCCGAGCTACGAAGACATGCGTCAATGGCTGTCGGAGCGGGGCCTTCGCGTATCGTTGGCCGCGCTGCATAACCTCGTCACGTATCACATGGGCATCTGGAATGCAACGCAGGCCGTCAAGGCAAGCGATGAAGCATCGATCGATCTGCCTGCGGACGCAGATGAGAAACTTAAAAAGCGTATCTCCACTCTGAAATTTGACCTGACCATGCGCGACCTCAGCACCCAGCAGCAGCTTGCCGTCTGGAAGCTGGATCAGACCGAGCGCGAGCTGGCCGCCAAGAACAAGTCCGCCCGTGATCTCGCCGTTGACGCCCTCCTGGATGAAGCCAAGGGCAATGACGAAGCCAAGAAGTATCTGTCCCTCTTTCTTGAAGCCATCAAAAAATGAAGCGTGTAACCTCCATACGTGAAAAGCTGGAAGCCGCCGCCGCGCCTGACTCCGCAGCGGTCGCCGTTCCTGTCGTGGCCTCGCTGGCTGATTTTCAGCGCAAGCATTGCCGCGTCAAGGTCGGTTCGGTCTATCTGCCGTATGACATGGAGGGCCGCCCCGCCCTCGAACTCGCCACGAAATGGGTGGACGATATCCTCAACTCCGGCCGCGCTGACTGCCGTATCAAGATCAAGGGCGGCGCACAGTGGGGCAAGACAGTCTGGGCGCTCAACACGTATGCCTACCTGCTCGGCATCAAGTTCCTCGGCGTAGGCTACTATCTCCCGGATCAGGCGCTCGTCGACGGCATTGTCGATACCAAGTTCCGACCGGATGTCGTGGATCAGATCCCCTTCTTCAGCGGCCTGATTAAAGTCGGCAAGTCCGTCAACGCCTCCGGCAAGGCCGTGGACCGCAAGGGCGCGATCATGGCCACGGATGGAGAACGCATCGCTCTCGGCTATTTCCTCGGCACCAACCGCGTACCCACGACCTACACGCACGACGTGCAGATCGTAGACGAAAGGGACGATATCAATGAACGTAACGAAAAGTTCCTCGATGGGCGACTCACATCCTCCCCCGTGCGGTTGCGTATTGATATTGGCACAGCCCGGTATGATAAGGCCGGAATGGATAAGGAGTTTGAGGACAGCACTCAGCACGTTGCCTATATTTGTTGTGGCGGATGCGGGCATGATGTCTCCCCAGAAGATGAGTGGCCTGGAGTCTGCCGTGTCCGAGTTGGAGCGGATGCATCATCCGGTGATCCTCGCCTTACCCTCGCCGGAGATTTTAGACGAGGAGATGGTGATCCAAGCCCTGTACTCCACAATCCGTCCAATCGATATTATCTCGGATGCCCTCATTGCGGAACGGAGCTCAACCGAGCACAAGTCACCTACAAAGCCCGCCGTCCGGAAATGGCCGCCCTCGGTAAATATGGTGTGGAGGTTTCCCAGATCTCCACAGCCGCTATCGCTCTTACGCAGATCGTTTCCGCGTGGGCCTCCGCTGTCACAGACCCAGACAAGATGGTCGCGTTTCGGTGTGACCGCTGGGCAAGACCGAAATCCAGCACGCAAGGAATTGACACTGGGATACTTGATCGTTGCCGCCGCGACTATGCCTTGTCTGTGGTCCCGACAGGAAATCAGCGCTTCGCGGGCGTGGACACGGGCGACCGCCTGTGGTTCCTTGCTCGCGAAGTATTATCCAAGTCCGACAAGACGATCGCATGGGCCGAGATGCTATCCCCCACCACGGCCACACAGCGCATACCTGCGCTCTTCAAGGCCAGCGGTCTGACTTGCCTATTTATCGATATCGGAGCCGAACGCGCCATGGCCCGCGATATCAACATGCTCATCAATGAGATTACGGATAAGCCTGCGATCCGTCCCGACCTGCTTGGCCAGCGCATCGACTTCGGCAACGGCCTCGTGTGGGATGGCCATCGCCAGCAGTGGTCCGGTCTGCGCTGCGCCTGTGTCGAGTTTTCAATCAAGCCGGGCGGTGGCATCGTCCATGATATACGTCTCACCCAGGAAGGGCTCGCCTATCCCGTGATCCGAGCCAACCGCGACGAGTGCATTCAGCGCGGCATTGACGAGTTTATGACCTATGATGACGGCCTTGTGGCTGTGCTCGACGGCGTGATCCGCACCGAGCCCATTATGCACATGCCGTCTAACGGTCCAGGCTGCAACGAAGCTGTCAATGTCATGCAGCAGCATTTCATTTCCGGTTCGCGTAAGATTGCCGGGAGCGATGGCAAGCAGCTTTCCTTTATCGACAAGGTGGATAACCACTACCTGCTTGCCAACGCCTACAGCGCCCTTGCAGAGGCCGTGTGCGGCCTTGGCGTATATTCGAAAGGCTATTGCCCTCCGCCAAAGGTGCTGCGTAACCGGGCTTCGTCTGTGCGGCTCGCCCGCCGCGCTGAAAAAAGTTTAATCAGGAGTTTCGAAAATGCTTAAACGGCTAGAAGCATACAACAGGATGCGCGACTCGATGAATCCGCTTCGCGGGCTCAACATGCAGCGTGCAGTCTGGCTGATGGAGGAAGCGCAGCGCGGCGTCATGGCGAACCTTCAATGGCTCTATGGCGCTGAGACCGGAATCGAGGCGACTGACCCTGACCTGATGGCGATCATCGAGCGTACAGTGTCAGGCATCGGAACGCTTGACTGGCAGGTGGTCGTCGAGGACGAACGCACAGTCGGCTTTGACAAGGTCCTGGCAGAGGAGCAGGCCGCGTTCCTTCGCGAGTCATACAGCCAGTGCGAAAACCTTGAGGAGTCATTTGAGCATCTGGTAATGTCGCGCTTCCGTGGCTTTGCGCATCTGCAGCCCTGGATCTCTGATGATTGGTCGCTTGACCGCCTGGAGCCGATGCAGCAGTGGAACCTCGCCCGCAACGGGACCCGCAACGAATGGGCGTGGAATCCGAGCGCGAATCAAGCCGCCTACGACAGCCTGGACATGAAGCTCACGCCGGATGATTATATCGTGATCAACAACAAGCGGCCTGTCAACCGTATCGCGCTAATCAAGTATGTCCGGGCGACCACCGCCGAAAAGGACTGGGACGCGTACGTCGAGATCTACGGTATCCCGGGCGTGTTCATCATCATGCCTGACAGCGTACCATCAGGTAAAGAAGAGTTTTACGCGGAGATGGCCGAGAAGGCTGCGGCCGCTGCATCCGGTGCGCTCCCCAGCGGATCGGACGTGAAGACACTGAGTGAGGCCCGCAGCATGCAGCCCTTCCAGACCCGCCTTGAGTGGCTCCAGAAGCAGCTTGTGCTCGCGGGCACTGGCGGACTGCTCACTATGCTGACCGAGTCCGGAAGCGGAACGCTGGCTGGCGGCGCGCATAGCTCAACGTGGGACCTTATCATCCGCCGCCTGGCAGATGTAATCGTGCGTCCGTTGCACACCCAGTATGAAGGCAAGGCACTTCGCGCCCGCTTCGGTCAGCGTCCGTGCCTCGCCCGGATCGCGTTAAGAGCAGAGCAGGAAAAGAACTCAAAGGACGCGGTTGCCAATATAGCCTCCCTGGCTGCAGCCGGATACCAGGTGGATCCCGAGCAGATCGAGCGCGAGACAGGCTACAAGGTCACGCTTCAGGCACCCGTCGCGCCTGTGGCGGCCATGAGGGCGCGCCATATCGCGCAGAATCGCTCGGACACCACAGCAGGGGCAAAGACCCCTACCGATCCGAAAGACCTCCTGAAGCCAGTTTTAAGCGCGTTTGCAGAGGGCTCGCAGACATGGCGCAAGGCCATTGAAACGCTTATGCAAGATCCGACACCGGAAGGCGCTAAAAAGCTGGCCGCGCAGATCCGAAAGGAAACACCCGACAACAAGCCACTCGCGGAAGCACTGGAACGCATGATGGCTGAATCCTATACGGAGACACTAGCCGATGAAAAATAACATTCTCAAACAAGAGCCGAAGGTCGAAGACGGCAAGACGTGGTTCCACACCGTGCCTGGCATCGGACGCTACCCGGGCGGCGACATCAACCACGGCGGCAAGATGATCACGGATACGACCACGGTCATCGACCGCGCAGGGCTCGACAGCATGGTCGCGAGTTTCCGCAAACTCTCCCCCCTGGATGCGACTGCCGGCCTGCTTGTGGACCGCGAGCACTTCTCCCTGGATACGGATAAGCCCTCCGATGCGATGGCCTGGGCGATGGACATCCGCGAAGAGGAGGACGGCTTGTGGACGCGCTGGGAATTTACAAAGCTCGGCAAGGAAGCATACGATGGCAAGGTGCTGATTTCCCGCTCTCCTGTATTCGGCCTGCAGAAGGTTTCCGAGAAGGAATATCGCGCAACGGCCATCGTCTCCATCGGAATGACGAACTCGCCCTTTTTCAAGATGCTATCACCATTCGCCGCCGCACGTGCGGCGGGTAATCAAGAAAGGAGTCCAAACATGGACAAACTGATACACCTCCTCAATCTAGCCCCTGGCTCGAGCGAGGATGCTGTCCTGGCAGCGGTTCAAGCGTTGGTCGACGCCAATGCGACGCTGACAACAGATAGCGAGGCGATGAAGCAGAAGTGCCGCGAGCAGCGCGCAGATGCATTCATCAGCGCGAACAAGGGACGCATCAAGGATGTGGCCGCGTTCCGCGCACATTACCTCAAGGATCCGGAAGCCGCCGAGGGCATTGTCACGCAGACGCTGTCTGCAGCTCCTGCTCCGCGTTTCTCGGCCCGCGAGGGGGCTACACCGTTGCTTGACGTTTCAACGTCAGATCGCAACTCCAAGCGCGATGCGGCCATCGGCGCATATCGCTCGGCTAACCCTGGCTCTACGATGCGCGAGGCTGTTGATGCAGTCACCGTCTCAAACCCCAACCTGTTCTCGGCGGCTACGAAGTAACCCTTCGCGCCGGGCAACGTAAAAAAGGAAAAAAGAGAAGAATGAATATCTTCGCAATGCAAGGTAAGGTCGGAACGTCCTATTCGGGCAAGTCCGGCTATGCGGTCGTGATCGATGCGGACGGCAAGCCCGTCCTCTGCACGGCTGCCACGGATCTGCCCGCTGGCGTGATCGCCAGTGTGATCGATTCCGATAACCAGGTGGCCGTAGCCCTTCCGGGCGCGACAGTCCCTGTCAAGGTCAGCGGTGCGGTCAAGCGTTTACAGCGCGGCGTCGTACAAGCTGATGCAACCGCAGTCGCCGCAACCGGTGCTGCAGGTGAGATCGAATACTGCCAGTTCCTGCAGGATGGCGTAGCCGATGAAATCGTAAACGCAATCATCCTCGCGCCGATCAAGCGCGCTTAAGGATCCATAGAAAGGAAACACATATCATGCCTGATATGATTGTCAATCAAGAGCTGACAGAGTATGCGCACCTGATCATGCCCGACTATAAGCGCAACATGATGGAAGCGCTCGGCCTCGCGCCGATCACTCCGACCGGGACCCTCGCGGGGCAGTACATGAAGTTCAACTCGAAGCAGGCGTTTTTGATCCCTGATTCGAAACGCGCCTCCGGCGGCGAAACAGCCAGCGTGCAGTTCAACGGCACGCTCGAGGATTACATCCTCCAGGCGAACGCGCTCAAGGACTCCGTGGATTTGGAGATTGAAATCCCGCTGGCTGGCAAGGGCGGAGCCCTGGTGAAACAGGCCAAGGTCGCTAACCTGCTTTCGCAGGGTGCGAACGCCTTTTCAATCGGCGTGTTTGATGCTGTTCTCGCAGCGACATCCCCGATCGCGAATCTCGGCAAATGGACGGATGCCGCAGTTGATCCTCTTGAAGAGCTCAACAGCCTCCTCTCCAAGGTCGAGGACAACTCGGGTATCACGCCCAACGTGATCACCTTGAGCAAGCGCGCATGGCGCACTTGCAAGAGCCACCCGAAGGTCAAGGGCCGCTTCCCGGGCATCGCGACGCCGATCACGGCTGCGCTGATCGCCGAGGAGCTGGGTGATAAGGATCTTATCATCGAGACGGTCGGAGGCCGTGGCTTCCGTTCGGCTAACACGGGTAAGAGCGGAACCTCGACGGTGTCCTTTATGGGCTCCAGCGTGATCGCGCACTACCGTGATCCGAATCCGGGACCGCTGAGCGCAGGCTTTGCCTCCACGCTCGCCCTGGACAGCAACATGATCGAGAACGTGTATGAGTACACCTCTCTCGATGGCGCGGTCTCGTACCTGCGCATCAAATGGGCGATCAAGACAGTGGTCAAGTCCACGCTGCTCGCTGCACGTATCGACCTCGCGTAGTCAAAAACGTTTCCCGCCTTGCGTACGGAAAAAAACGCAAGGCGGGTAACCCCTCAAAAAGGAAACTGAAAATGTTCAAGAAATTAATAATGATGGCGTTTTTAATGGCCTGTCTTGGATGGACTGCGTTTGGCGAGATGCCCGCGCAGTACGTGCTTGCGGTGCCTGCTGACTCGACTTCCGTGACCTGGACTGTCCCCGGACTCCAGAACGGGCGTCTGCTGAGCATGCAGATGCTGGCATCAACCAGCACCGTGACAGTGGCGGTCGGCCATGTGTCGGAGTATGCCACAGGCTTGTATGTAACTAATGCAATCGAGACGGCTGCGGTCGCATCGACCCTGCACGCCTACCCGTCCGCATATATCCCGGCGGTCACGCAGTATTACAGCACCAACAACGTGGTACTCACAGCCACATCAACCGCGCTTAAACCTACTTGGTTAATCCCGGGTGACAGGCTGACCTTCGTGCTATCCGATACCAATCAATCGGCATCCGTAATTATTAAATACGCAGTGCCTGGTAATTGACCATGCTCCCGCGCCCCCTCTTGTTGAGGGTGTGCGCGGGAGCTCCCTCATGGAGCAAACAAATGTGGATTAAGCCGACACTTGAAGATTTCAGGGCCGCCATTCTCGAAGCCGAGATGAACAGCTATAAGAACGTTTCGATAGCAGATGGCATCGACCCTGTTCAGAAGGCGATGGATAACGCCGTCACAGTGTTCCGCTCCTCTCTCCGCAAGACGCACAATAAGAAGATGGGGCCCCTCGGGACGATCCCGAGCGATCTTGTCGCCCCGGCTATGCACGTCGCGGTCTATTATTTCGTAGGCGGCCGCGTCGGCGTTAAAGTTTCAGAGACCCGTACAAAGCTCTACGATAATGCCATCCGTAGATCCGAACGCATCGGAGACGGGCGCGAGGCGTTTGCCGATGAGGATGACGCCGAGGATACGGCCAAGCCCTCCGACGCGATGCCAAAGCCAGCGATCCGCCCGAAGACACTCACGCTTGACCGATCCTCCCAATCCGGACTCTAACCATGACACCTGCACAGGACATACTTTCGAAGGCCATACTGCCGACGCATCTCGGCTCTGCGGATATCCGCGAGCAGATCGCCGCCGATATCCGCCTCCGCTCGCTGTTCTCCGCACGCACTGTGCAGGCCGACTACCTGACCCGCATGCAGCAGGTCCTCTCGGAAGTGTCATCCGGCACCATGGATGACGCGACCGCACGCAAACTCCTTCAGGACTTCCTGGATGACACAGGCTATGTGCCGGACAATCCGAAGTCGATCACCGATCTCGGCAGCAAGCTCCGCCTTGACCTCATCATCAACACTCAGCGCGAGATGGCGTCCAGTGTCGCCAAAATACAGGGGCAGACGCAGCAGGATCTTGACCTTTATCCGGCGTGGGATCTTGTGCCCATGGGCGTGCGGCGCAAACCGCGTACAGACTGGGCGCAGCGCTGGAGCGCAGCTGGCAATTCCGTGGGCTGGGTTGGAGCGGTTAAGGGCCGCATGATGGCCCGCAAGGATTCGCCAATCTGGGGCGCACTCGGCGATGGAGAAGGCGGCTTTGATGATACCATTGGTAATCCCTTCCCTCCTTTCGCTTTCAATTCTGCACATACCTGGATGGCCATCTCACGGGAAGAAGCCGCCGCATCAGGACTTAGCGTCGACGACGTGACGCGCCCGGATGTCACGCTGTCCCCCGGCGAGCAGGAAATAAAAGACGCCATGAAGAATTTCGGCCCGGAGTTTGAAGCCGAACTTTTTAAGGAGCTGCAGTCATGACACAGGCATCCGTAAAAACAAATACTCCGAGACTGCTTTCGCTGATCAAGGCCCTTGGCCCTGAAGGCCGACGCACGCTGAACAATGGCGCCGCAGCCGGGATGTCCGATTTAGTGCAGCGTCATATTTACGGTTTGTCTGGCTCCCGCCACGCGACCGCCACACGACTGCAGGCACTTCCTACCGGGCATCTTGCAAAAGCGGCCAGGAGCGTGCAGCATGAGGCTGATGACAAGGGCGGATCAGTATCAATCTTTTCTCCCGGCTTTGCGCGTGTTTTTCGGGATATCAGGATCGCCCCGCGTGTCGCCCAGGCGCTGACACTCCCGCAGCATGCGCTGTCGTACGGCCGCAGGGTCTCTGAGTTGCGCCGGATCGGAATTCTGATTTATCGCCCAAAGGGGACCAACATCCTAGCGACCAACATCGACGGCAAGCAGGTCACGCTCTATGCCCTGGTTGAAAGCGTGCGCCTCAAACAGGACCGCTCGCTGCTCCCGGATGACCGGACAATGGAGCGGTCGGCATCGGACGCGATCTTCAGGACGATTAAACTGATCATGCAAAAAGGAGCGCAGACAGCATGAGCCTCGAAACCATTCATACTCAAGCCGTGAAGATTCTAAAGGCTAATAAAGACATCCTGACCAACGGCATCGATGTCATGCCGGAAGACGATGGCAATATCGAGCAGCGGATCCAGAACAGCATCGCGAAGCTTGGCCTGTGCGCGATCGTCTCCATGGCTAAATTTAAAAACGAGTCTTCATCGAGCCGCACCATGGTCGGCCCTGCCAGCTTTTCGGTGCAGTTTATCGAGTATCCGCTTATCAACCGCCAGAAGGCCAACACATGTACCTCCGGGAAGGCTGCGCGGCTTGGCGCGAAGGCGCTTCATTTAATTCCCCTTACAGACGGCGTTGCCGACCTGCCTGTTCTTGAAGGAATAGAAGGCGACTCCGTCCAGGACGATCAGGAGCGCACGCTAATCATTTGGACGGCCACATTCAAGGTTCAGACATCTCTTTAAGAAAGGACACACACTATGAGCAGAGCAAATATCGTATGCGGGGCACCCGGTACAATCAAAATCGGATCATTGCTGATCCACGACAAAGACGGCATTGACGCGAGTGTCGAAACTCCGACCATGGCTATTCCCACATCGATGAGAGGGAATGTCAAGCATATCAAGACCGATCAGATTGGCAGGATCACGGCCACTCCGTGCGGCATTTTGAGCGACGCTCTTTTGGTTGCGCTTTTTCCCCACCAGTCCCCGGTGATCGGTTCAAGGATTTTCGCAGACGCGGACTCGCCTCTGCTCATCCACAGCCGGGACGGAAAGCTGATCACCTTCGGATGCGCCATGCTGACGAAGCCGCCGTCGCTGAAGCTGTCAACCGTTGCAACCTCATTCGGTTCAGCCGAGTGGACGGCTCTGCAGCCAGCCACTGAAGCGACCGCATTTGTGGCCGAGACTACAGTCGCTTACAGCCTCGACGAGCCTGGAGAGCCCGTCACAGGCCGGAAGTATAGCGCGGAATTTGGCGACCTCGATGTAAGTGACACCATGGACGGATTCAGCGTGGAGTTCGAATTGGAGCTCACCCCTATTTCGACAGATAGCATCGGCACCGCGAACTACATGCTGACGGGCGTCGTCGCCAGGGCATCCTGCACGCCGTCTGGCTGGACGGCCGCCACGCTACTTGGATCGGTTCCGCTTGCCAAGGGACGCGGCGAATCTGTCAGCGACGGCGATGACCTGGTTATCCAGGCGGCGGTCGGGATCAAGGTCACGCTGCCGAATGCCGCAGTTGTAACCGGCCCCATCCAGTTCGGACGGGACAAGAGCCTGAAAGCCGGGCAGATCGGTTTCGTCTCCCACATCAACGCCGCAGGCCTCGCCTATAAGGTCGAGCTGCTGGCCGCAGTATAAGGAGCCCTCTATGCGCATCATCACAGTACTGTGCATTGCGCTTGCAACCGCCTTGCAGGCTCAGGTATCCCTCGAATGGGTGGCTGAGTCCAGCAAGGCGAAAGCAGCCGAGTTCACCGCCTACCGTGGCGAGACGCTTTTTTTCAACCCGACAATGGAAGAGTACGGCAGCCCAATGACGAACTATACCGCCACGCTCTTCTATCAGACCAACGGCATGGGCTCAGCGTGGTGGCAGGGAACTAACGGCATGTACTTCACCCCGGCCATGGATATCGGCGCATCTGCCTACACCGTCTACATCCGTGCGGAGAAGACCAACGGCATCTCGTATCGCGCCAACGCCGTCGTCCGAATGCTTGGTTCCCCGGGCTTCAGCCCCAATACAATCCCGCTTCCTGTCTCATGGATCGACTTCGCATCGGCAGCCTATACGAACGCCCCTTGGCTGCTCACTGAGTCAGACCCTGGCATCCCCTCCGCTGTATCTAACGCCGTCGCCCAGGCTGGCACTAACGCCCAGGCTATGGCCAACACGGCACAGTCCAACGCCGTCGCCATTGCAGGTACCAACGCCCAGGGATATGCCAACGCTGCACTGTCCAATGCCGTGGCCTTCTCAACAACAAACCGCACGACACGGCTATTTAATCCGTCAAACTCAAGCGAGTGGATCGACGGGGCTGGAAACAAGTATGTCATTAGCAATATTTGGATCATGACATTGCCTGCACAGATAATGGACTCTTCTCTCTATCCGGCCCCGACTTTAAGCAACCATGTATTTACAGGGTATGCGGAGGATTGGGAGGGAGCAGGTTCAGCACTTTGGACGTTTGGATGGTCTGAGTCTGAAGGATTTACTTTAAGAGTATTTCAATACCTTTCCGGCCTTCAATGGCTGTCCACGACAAATCAATATGTTCTCTCTGTTGGAAACGATCCACAGTATGGGTTCGTTTATATTACGCATTCAATTACGACCAACCTTGTCGCAAGACTCGCAACTGAAAGCCAAGTCACCTCCAAGGCTGACGCATCCCGCACGATCACGGTAAACGGCGTTCCCGGTACGCTGACCTCTAATCTGACGTTTAATATAACAGGCGGCATGACTGACTCTGAAGTAACCAACGCCGTTGAGGCCCTTCGTGATTACCACCGCGACAGCTACACCAATGTGATTTGGAAAACAGTCTATTCGAACGGTTGGATGTGGTTGGTGGCTTTCACAAACACCCCGTCTATTTAAGGAGTCTTATGAAACCTGTCACACTTTTAATTATAGCTTTAGCGATAATCTGTCTCTTCGCACGTTTCAGTTATGGCCAGTCCCGGCAGGTGATCACGGTTGACCAACACGGAAACATCCAGCCTGCCGGGTATGTAGCCGGTCTATCCGACATCGCCCAGGCGGAAGCGTCTGCAATCATAGCCACGCAATCCGTGGCACTGGCCGCCCAGACCATGAACGACGCATCCAATGTTGTCTCCGACGTTGTCGCCGCCCTCACAGGTGCATACGGATTTGCGTATGTCACTGGCCATGTTGTGAGTTTCGCAGGGGCTGTAGTAGTCAACACCAACGCCGCCGCTTATATCGTTTATCTGCAATTAGGCGCAGCTGGGATCAACGTCCAGACAAACGGAGCTGCCCACGATGGCCACTACGTCTGGCATTACTACACCGCCGCCATGAATTCAACGCCGTGGATCAGGTATCAGCGCGTGATCGGTCCAACTAACTCATGGGAGTTTGTAGATCTCCAAACAACGCAGGAATACACCGACACCACGGTTAACGGAGTGCATTATGCCACGATATACCGAAGCACCGTCTGGCTTCCCTCGACATACAGCATGGCGTTCTTTATGGCGTTCTGTGACGTGTTGCCAGGCGGCCAATCCGGTGCAGCACTGGACATTAATGGAGGCATCACAATTGACGGA